GTCTAAAACTTGCATTTGATTCTCCTTTTCTATCTCACTGCCCGATGCAGTAATGACAGTATAAGTTAAGTAATCTTAACAATGCAAGGTATTTTTATTAGGACAAACCCTATGTTTTGGAGAAAAACAACAGGGCAGTATTTAGCAGTTACTAGCAATAGGGCAGAAAGCCGCAAAATTCCCTAATTACTGCATCCTACTGTGGCGGCTTAACGCCCTTAAATAAGTGGGGTACTCACATTCCCGTATGTGAAGCGTGTCTGCTTTCCCCCGTTCCCGTGAAGGAACTTTAATTATAAGCCGTTCTTGATTTGGTAAACACGCAGTAAATGCTCAAAGCACTCCCAGCCCTTTTGAAGCCGATCCTGCTCAATTTCAATCAGTTTGACTTGGTTAGTCGTACCGTTGACAAACACAATAGCGCACCGTGCGCTGGGTACTCCTAGACCCTCACGGTAGGCGGCTAACTGCATCTCATGTTCAAAATACACATCCACCTTATCTAAGTCGGTATCCTTGGTCTTAAAGTCCACCACAAAGCCCGCTGTGGACATTAGATCGCATTTACCGCCATACCCTAGCGGATGCCCAAACGACTTCTCAGAAAGCCATAGCTGGCTTCCAAAAGCGTTGTCAAGGGTTTCCACAATGGTATTGATGTACGGTGGCTTTTCAGGCATATAAACACCCTCAAACCAGCTTTGGATAATGGCGTGGATTGCAGTACCCCGCTCTGCCGCTTCCCTGCCCGTAGCTTTACTATCCTGCATAACCCTAGCCAGCCAGTCTGATTCGGGTTCATCAGGCAGTCTAGGCAGGGTCAGGGCGGCTAAGAGGACTTGTTGTTGCTTCCATGTATCAAGCCCTGCTTTCGATAGCATTCCGTTAATTGTTGTAACACTTGGCAAAAGTCCGAGTTTCCGTGCGTCACGGAGCGTTGTTGCCCGTTCCCCAGTCTTGCCGATGGTAGTATAGGCTGGAGTGCCGTCTTTCGTATACCAATGACCTGATTCACTTAGTTTCTCCTTGACAATCATGTTAATCCTTAAAATGGGGGTGGGCCAAAATTATCATCATCGGCTAGTTTAGGCGCATTTTTCTCACGCTCCTGCTGACCACGCCACTCGCTAGACTCCGCTATCTTTTCTTTGTAATACTTGGGTAGCGCATCGTACTCTTCCTGCTTGTAGCTTTGTAGCCAAAAGATTTTGGTAGGGTTTATGCCATCAGGCTGGGCGTTACGCAATGCGCTAGGCACAGGGCTAATGCCGCTGATGTTGGCGTACTTGCCATCTTCACTATGCGTGATATTGACCATGCAAAACTTACCCAATAGGTTCTTGAGGTCAAAGTTCTTGCGGTCTTCAGGGGTCATTTTTTTATTTGACCACGCCTCTAGGTCTTGGCGTAACCGTGCCTGATCACCTAGGCTGACTGTATAACGCTTAGATACGATTAAAGGTTTACCATCGTCTGTCTGTAATGGCTGACCCGCATCGTCATCACCGTGCAGTTCCCAAGTCAATACGACCTTGTGCATGATCTTAGTTTCTCCAGCCCATTCGGTGGCTTGATGACCTAGGTCGATGATGGAATAAAGGCGAGCCATATGCAGACCTGCTGGCGCAATCTTAAAGTCTTTTTGGTTATCGGAAATAATCATTTTTTCTCTTTCGTTAATAGGTTTCTAACAATGTTGCGGCAATACGCATTAGCGGCAGTTTCTTCTGAGTCACTAATCTGTAAGCGTGAAACATCTTTAAATTCAGGGTTAAATACTTTTAGCCCCCGTGCTAGTAGGTTTGCTTTATTGTTTGCGGTAATCCTGCCATCGGTAACCTGACGGATAAAGTTTTGCGCTACATTGGGCAATTCGTTAAATTGCTGGTGGCATAGGTTTGCGTATAGTTCCTTGACATAGTTTTGGTTATACCCGTCAAGGATTAAGCAGACTGCCGCAGTACGCATGGGCGCAGACGAATAGACTTTAATCTGCTTGCCGCAATACTCGACTAAGCTGTCAGATACCTCGCCCACTCCCGTGTTATATATCTCTAGGCACTCTTCTGCGCTAGTGACTGAATTACCACCGTATACCAATCTAGCCAAGATGCGGCATACCTCAGTAGTCCTAACATTAATGCCTGTCAGGTCTGACAATGTGCGCTTGATGCCGTTATCCAAGACCTTGTACGCATCGTTACTTACGCCAGTAGTGACCAGCAATTTCACGGGTGTATCGGCTTCTACAATGGCTTCTAGGCGGTGCTGACCGTCAATCAGTTTGCCTGACTCAGAGAATGCTACGCCCTGATGGGTCAGTATCCAGTCACCACGCTTGATTGCTTTGGCTAGACACGACACATACCAGCCCCTTTGCTGGCGGTTATCGGTGTTTTTAGATAGGTAAATCTTCGCCATTTCGGGCGTTACTAGCTGTACTTGTGGGTTCATTTTAGATTCCTTGCTAAAAGGTTATTGGTATCTACCAACATATTCCAAAGCATCTGACCCGAATTTGACATACGGTTAACTGGCGCAAAGCCACAGCCATAGCGCAGTAAGTCGATTTGTTCCTTGGAAAGATCAGAGCCGCCCTCTAGTACATCAAAGATTTTTTCTAGCTGACCCTGCAATTGAAGTAAGTCATTTGTTTGCGATTCTATTTCACTCATAAGAGTTTCTCCTGTTATCACGGCACATACCGTACAACCATATTAACCTAACTTAACACAATGTGCAAGAAATATGTTAAGATTGCTTACATGAATTCAATTGCTATTATTCGTTTATTGGGTGGGCCAACCAAAGTAGCTAAGATGCTAGGCATCAGCGTACCTGCGGTATCCATGTGGCAAAACGGAGATATACCGCATGACAAGCTGGTGATCCTAGCCGCAACCCTTGAGAAACAAAGCCACGGGCTAGTAAACCGAAAGACCCTATTTCCTGAAAGTTATAAATTAATTTGGCCTGAATTAGATTGATGTATACTAACGGCAAGCGGATTGAACCCTGCGAGTTAGAAACATCCACAAGACCCTAAAAGGGTAGTTTTTGAGCATTTAGGAAAAGCTGTGGATGTCTTTTCTTAAGTGGGTTCAACTTAGAAACTACTCTTTTGGGGTTTTTCTATTTCTGCCACCCGAAACGACAGGGTGTTAGAAGAAGTCGGGGATGGGCTAGAGGCCAGCGGAGATGGATGCGCTGGAGCGAGGGTCGACACCTGCGATAGCCGATAGGAACTGGGTCAAGCCAGCCTATGTACCAAGCGTTACGGGATACATCTCTTGACAGTACCGCTAGTTTAGCGTTGGTCGTTCTATGGAGAAACGATGCTTAAAAAACAAGCTGGCAAATGGGTTTGGGTTGATGAACCACCACCGCCCGAAATCCTAAAAGCGGTAAACGACCACCTAACCTTTCTACAAGCAAGACCCGTAGAAATGACTGAGGTGTTCGGACTTGCCTACAATACAGGCGGTTTAGCTGAATATTGGAAAAAAACAACACTTAGGGAAAATACTTAGAAAAAAAAGCTAAAAAACCCTTGACATGGTTAAGCTACCTTAATAAACTAGCATTACTCAATAACGAGTGAGATAGAAAAAGGAGCAATAAAATGCAAGTTAAAGAAATTTACAAACAAGAAGCCCGTTACAACCCACGCATTCGTGCTAATGTTGGCGGTGCTTGGATGGCTGTTTTGGCTAACGGTGACGAGTTTCCAGTTTGCCGTGATTACGAAGCCAAGTCTGAAGCGGATGTTCGTGCAATGTTGGCTAATCGCAAATAAATGATTGAAACCATAATGACCGTGTTTGCAATAGGAACTTTTATCCTGTTTGCCACGGTCATGATAATTGCCGCATTTCTTTATTATTGGATGAACAAATGACTTTCCAAGACTTTTACTCGCTATACCCCCGCAAAATGGGGCGCAAAGACGCTGAACGAGCATGGAATAGGCTAACCCCTATCCAGCAAAAAGAATGCCTAGAAGCCATGCCTAACTACCTTAAATACTGGAAGATTAAGCAGACCCAAAAAGATTACATCCCGTACCCTGCCTCGTTCTTAAACGCTGAACGCTGGACTGACGAGATTGACCTAGAACCTAATAAAAAGCCCGAACTACCGTGGTACTCGACTGAGGAACTGACCGCCCGTAAAGCACAGGAAGTCGGATGCCCTGCTTATGCTGGTGAGGCGTGGCAACAATGGCGGGCTAGGATTAGCCAAAAGATCAGGCAGTTAGATGAACAGCTATAAAGACAGAATCGAGTATTTGGCCCAATCCTATATAGCTGTAGCCAAGCGTTATCGCAATTGGGATATGGTCAAAGAACTAATCGAACGCAACAAAGACACAGAAGCAGATGTAAAGAAACGCATTAAAGAAATTTTAGGGAAAAAATGAATGAGTTGGCTCTTTTCGCAGGTGCTGGTGGCGGAATACTTGGGGGACATCTCCTTGGATGGCGAACCGTCTGTGCCGTTGAGTGGGAACAATACCCAGCTTGCGTACTTGCCGCAAGACAAAATGACGGACTTCTCCCGCCTTTCCCAATTTGGGATGATGTTCAAACCTTTGACGGCAAACCGTGGCAAGGAATTGTTGATGTCATTTCAGGCGGCTTTCCATGCCAAGACATTTCTGCCGCAGGAAAAGGAGCAGGGATTGACGGAGAGCGGTCAGGAATGTGGAAAGAAATGGCAAGGGTCATTTGCGAAGTACGACCAAAGTTCGTGTTCGTGGAAAACAGCCCAATGCTCACTTCTAGAGGACTTGGAACAGTCCTTGGAGATTTGGCCAAGATGGGGTTCGATGCGGAATGGGGAGTGCTTGGAGCAGCAAATGTGG